TGGGATAAAAACGTGCCTATTATTGCATATGTAATGCATGGTCGTAAAGTCACAAAAATATTAAAGGAAGCAACATGAAAGGATTTTTTATAAACCCTAAAGACAAAACAATAAAAGAAACTATACTATACCACAACACAGAAAATGGTATCTCTAATTTAATAGATACAATAAAACTTATATTAGAGGTGGACTTTATAGAAAAACTATGGTATAATAATAACTACTCTTTATATTATCAGAAACAAGACAATCTTTCTAAACAAAAAGAACTATGTTGGTTTGAAATTAAAGGAACAAAAGAAACTAAAATAATTTTTGGTTCTGCACCAAGACCATGACCAATAGTTGCATTTGCACCACTACCTGTCCAAGAAACAATACTAAACCCAGCATCAGTTGAAGCAGATACAGTTGAGGTTATGCTTCCATTAGAGTTTGATGATGCAGAGCCACCAGCTAACCAATTCCATGAGACGAATGTTTTTGATGAACCATTTGTTACTACGTCTGTTCCAAGAGTAAATCCAT